AACTCAGTCGCACGGGTGTGCCTTGTGGTCTTCATCTGCCTGTACTCCACGCCAGACTTTTCGTGCGCTTTGATCCATTGCTCACGAAAGCGCTTTGGCTTTTTGTAGTAATCGCCATTGGGCTGTGGGAATACAAAACCCTTCTGCCATCGAGAATGCAGTTTATTAAGTGCGTCCATTGCAGCGGCGTTCAGCGTTACCTGCCGACCTCCGAGGTCTGTCTTTACTCTGCCCACGAGCACATAATTACTGATGCATCGCTCAACACAGGCAACTCCATCCGATATATCACTCCAACGCAACGCCAGGATTTCTTGGTGTCTCATCCCTGTAGCAAACGCAAACTGAAAGTAATACTTTGCGTCCCCATCCATACGGTCTAACAGCTTGCGGATTTCTAGCGGTTTGTACGGCTTAAATCGACGCTTGCCTCTGGTGTCTGCGCTTTTAGTGTCTAGCACACCCGTCGTCGGATTTGGCGATATTTCGAAATAGTTGAAGAGTTTACTCAGAGGTCCAAGCAGATTTTTCCGATACTTGTTAGACCAATCACGCACGAAAACCCTGTTCCGACCTTCGCGTTTTCGCTCGTACAGGTAGTCCTCTAACACTTGTTTAGTGATCTCATTGAGCCTATAGCCAGAGAACACAGGCAACCATTTGTTTTCAAGTATCTTCCGGTAATCGTCAAAGGTTCGATCTGATTGGCTTTTCAGTCCTCGATCCAAGAAAACATCAATAGCATCAGAAAAAGACAGGTAGGGCTGTGTGCTTACCTCAACGTAACGCTCATCATTATGAAGAGGCAGATTCTGGTTTAGTTTCGCTAAGTAATCGTTGCGAATCGCTATCACGCGCTTCAGGTCAGACTTCGCACGCTTTGCAACGTCAGTGTCAGCAATAACTTCATCGACTACAAAAACACCGCCTCGACGAATTTTAATTCTGTACCGATTCCGCTCAACGCTTATATTGGGTTCTGACTCCCATAGTCTTTTAGCCATTTGTTTGCCTCCCTATGGTTCACAAATGTTTGTTTGCCTATCACCTTGTAATGGACGCCACGCTCCCAGTGCCTGGTCATCCAGTTCTTAACTACATTAGGCGTTACACCTAACTGTTCAGCGTATCGGTTCCGATGTATGAAGTCTGAAGTCATCAGAATTCATCCGACAGCAGATCGTCCACGCTAAATTCTTTCGCAGGTGCAGCTGCGGGTGCTTTCTGCGGTGCTTCGCCAGGCAGTGGCTTGTCGTGCTGCTTGCCCTTTGGCGGCTTCTGCATGATCGGCCCACGGTTACCCGTGATGTAGGTTTTGCCATTACGGTCCTTTCTGATCTTCAATCCAACGAAGTAGTAGTATCCGTCGAATTTACCGTGACCCTTAAAGTCGTCGTGCCAATCTTCCGTCTTGTCTTCGTTCTTCCAGACAGTAAACTTCTCGCTGTCGTCATACTCCTTGTCCATGCTTCCTCCTTTTCTCTACGTGCTCGTGGACCTCTTCCAAAAACTTCACTGTCTCTGCCAGTAAAGCCTCAATCTTTTCTTCGTTGCGAGGGAAGGGGATTATGAATGTCTGAAACCCTTCCTCGACTCTGGGGTCGTACTGCACGAAATCGACATGCGTCGCCCCGGTGCACGCCATCTGGCAATGCATCTGCCACTGATACTCGTCCTTGATGCGTGCGACCCACTTTGGATCGGTGTCAGGAATCTCGTCCAACTGCAACGCGATTAACTGCGGTTGCGAACTGGTGGAGTACGGGCATTTAATTTCAATCAGTCTCTTTTGATCACTGGCCCAGATGCCATCTGGCGAGGCACACAATCCCTTAACTTCGGGATGATCGGTGATCGCATGCTCACCTGTTGGCTCAATAATCAATTCACCTGTCATCCATTCGTAAGCATCGCGAGCAACGGGCTCATACTTAGTGCCGTGTGCCATTGCCTCCCTGACAGCAGCAGGAAAGGTCTTTTGCTCATTGATGCCTAGCGTTTCGTTAATCTTTGTGACCAGATACTCTTCACGAGTTTTCAGATATTTGCCTGCACGACCTGGCATGATCTTGCTGATCTCGGATGCAGTTACCTTGCCTCGGCGGTGAGCGAACCACTCTTCGCTACGCTGCTGCATTGAGGCCATCCGCTAATTTATGCTTTACCGCGTTTGCGCGGTCTTTATATGCCTGTGGCAATTCCTTCACGCGCTTTGTACGGACTTTTTTTGACCAGTTCGTTGTCAGGTCTTTATAGGTCTGACTGCTGTTCAACTCAGTAATAAGTTCAGCCAAGATAAGTTCGTAATCAGGGTTTGCCGGCTCCACATAACGCTCGACGGCGCCGTCAGTGTCGTCAGGATCGCCGGTAATAATCATGTTGGACAGTATGAGGATGTTGTACCTGCGCAGGTAAGTCTGCGCTGTACCGTGTGTCTGAGGGTTGCTAGGGTCGCGCAGCTGCACTGACATTGACGTCAGAATGTTGTCCCCGCCAACGATAAACATGGTCTGTATGCTGTAGTTTGTGTGCAGATACTCGCCGGTCTGGGGATTAAACACATCGACAGTCTGTTGCGTGTGTTGGACCTCCACTTCCTTGTATTTATTCTTGATGTGCTTTTGCAGTTGCTCCAACGACACATAGTCATTGTGCAGCCCCTTGGCTTCAGGCTTTATTTCATCCTTTGCCATATCCGATAGGACTTTCTGTAAGTTTCTCTGTGGCATTATTCCTCCTTGAATATCTGCGTTTGGCCCTCGCGCAGCAACGAGTCCGCGGGTCTATCCAGTAGCGGTTCCGTGGCGATCCACTCCGCTCCTGCCCAAAGGTAGAAGAGGAGTATAAGTAGTAACGCTTTGCGTGTCTTGTTTATAACGTGTGTATACATAATGTATATGTGTTGCCCAAATTTTTTTAGACGTTGTTCATCGTGCCAATGACGACACCAAGTATGGCCATGTCTTTTTTAAGTTTTGTGATTCGGTCGGGCCAGTGAGGATTTTGATTTTCAATCACCCCGTCGCCCAGATACTTTGCGTATCCGACTTGCTTGTTCTTGCTGTAGCAAATCATGCTGCCGGTCGCGGCGTCGCGATCCATATCGACGATTGCCGTGGAGCCGCCTTTAAGTTCGGGTGCGTTAGCATCTGAATTGATATCTACCGCCCAGGTGTTGCTGCTGTGCGCCCCAGGCCAATATATCTTCCTTAAGTTCTTACCGCCGTTCCTTATTGCTTCTTCCACATCCACACCAACTGCGTAATACACGTCCCCAGATATACCGTTGACCTCTGCTTGGATGTTATCGAGTAACCCGTCTGCCTCTGCCGCGAGGCGAGGGGACCAATCAGCCAGGGGAATACCCATCATTTTGCTGAATTGCAGCCCTCTCTTAAGAGAAATCGGATTTCGCCCATTCACCATATGGCTGATCTGTGACCTATCGGTCCCCATTTGCTCGGCCATTTGCGTGTAGGTGAGGGGTTGGGTCTTTATCCAAGCCTTCAACGTTTGTGTTTCTGATTTCGACATTCGTATATACAGGTTATACTATATAGTAATGGTATAGATTCTATACCCGTCTGTATACAGTCGGTATCAGGCTTAAAATCTTAAGGGTGGTCGTCAAATTTGTCTCGCGATCACATAGGAATCTGCAGGGTCGAAAGCAATAATATAACAAAAAAATCGGAAACCATCGGTATAACATACCCCACGTATGAATACGCAACTCGACAATCTCAAAGCTGCCTGGATTGAATATAAAAACAAAACAGGCGAAACCCAGGTTGTTACATCTAAAAAACTGGGATGGGCAAGTGCCACGCTTGGACTGTACCTTAACGGGCGGCGGCAGCTAACAGCAGAGCATGCCGCTCAGGTAGCTAATCTTTTTCACATTGACGTTACAAAAATTGTCCACGGCACGGTCGCGCAGGTTCGCGAAATTGACATTGTCGCAACCTCAAGCGGTAACAAGCCGCCCCAAGCAACAAAAAAAATACGCTATGAGAGCGGCAGAATGGCAATATTCTGTGACATCCCTGTGCTCATAGAAGGCGCGACCTTGGCTGTACCGGCGGGTACCACGCTGCTTGTGGCAGAGCCTGACGCGCAAAGACCGGATGATCGTTGGCCGCATATGGCCTCCCGCTATTGGGTAGTGCAGGCGCCCAATAAAGTAAAAATATTTCTGTCTGAAACCAAGCCAAAAGTGCGATCTGGCGAAAAACTATTCTTGTTAACCTCAGTTCTTACCATTTAGATTTGACGCGGAATGATACGACATGTATGTTCCGGTCTATGCTATCCCAAACATTTAAGAAAAACCTGCGCAAAATTTGCCGCAAGTACAAGATAAAGGCGGCTGATATCGTTGCCGGGACTGGACTGACCGACAGCCAAGTCGCCGAAATGTATAACCCGTCAAGCGAGACTGGTGTGTCTCTGGAGCACGCCTGCATAGTGGTAAAATACCTGCGGGGGGCAACCAATAGCCTGATCAACATTGATTACTTAATAGAGGATCATCAACTAGCGCGGTACTACACCTACACGAAAAAGATAAGCGTCCACTTGCAAGAGCGCGCCGCTGCGTTGACATATTATGAGAACAATCTGGAACGCTTACGCGGTGAGCAGGCTGAATATGTAAGCTACCTGCAAGAGATTTCCAACCTGCTAGAACCGCTCGATCTGTAAAAAAAATTTGCTCCATCTATGTACTAGGTGTATCTTTTGCGTGTACTAAATATCGCAAAGGAATTGCCATGTACCCTGAAACATTTATCGCCCCTGAATCACTAGGAGAGTGGTTAGCGGCGAAGAAGTGTACTCACGAAGAAGCTGCTGAACACTTCGGTTTTCAAAAGATCACCATCACCAAATACGCAAAGCACCCGACGCGCGACATCGGCGTCTGGGGTGACAAGATTTGTGAGACAGAAGAACTGGAAGTTTTGAGTCTGCACATTGACGGTCGGATGGTGGACTTCCCAAATCCCCTCAAAATCATCATCACGAAGGAACTCAAGCCGCGCGGGAAAATGATACGTGATTGACGCGCAGCAGATTTCTGAATTGATCGACGGCAAAAGAATTGGCGACGGCAGGTATCGAGGCAAATGCCCGGTGCACGGCAAGGACCACTTTTACGTTACTGATGGTAACCGGGGCACGATGATGTTCTGCCACGCAGGCGCAACGTTCTCTGAACTGTGTGAAGCATTAGGCATCAAGACCACGGATTGCTTCCCTGGCGAGTACACGCCGCCCCCATATAACCCGCAAGCTGACATGACCGTTCTCACACTTGCCGCAGTCGATCTGCGTGCAGGTAAGACGTTGAGTGATTCCGACGTCAGTTTTGTAAACAAGGCGAAAGCCCGACTGAAGAAAAACAACCAGTGGAGCAGGGCAGTTGAGTTTGCAAAAGGTTGTTGATCTAGGCGATCCCGTCGCTGTTGCGTTTTATTCTTTCCTCAGTTCGCTACCTGACGGTCAAGCGGTGAGCGCGAAAGAAGTTATGGCGCATTACAGCATCGGTCGTAATCGATTCTACAGAGCCAGAAAACTACTTTTGGCACACAGTTTGATTACGGAAGAAAAGCTGCACGATGCCACTGGAAAACATGCCGGAGTGCGTTACAGCGTTCCACATGAAACAGTGTCCCGTGATGACGAAAACGACAATGCGGAAGACTTGGCACGTTCTGTGCAATTATATAATAATTATAATAATACTAATCATGTAATACATGATCATGTAATACATAATCATAATAATATTAATAATAAAAACACCTCTCCGCTTGTTCAAAAATACCCACACGGTTTTGAGCAGATTTGGAACTGCTTCGATCCCAACCTTGGAAGCAAGGGCAGCAAGTCCGAAGCCTTCAAAGAATTTAAAAAACTAAAACTCACAGACGCAGACGTGGACTCGCTACACGCGATGATTCTGTCTGAGATCAACCGCAAGCGAACAGAGCGAGAACTAGGGCAGTGGGTTCCGAACTTCCCGCATGTTTGCCGTGTGCTCAAGCGCCGTGAGTGGGAGACTTGGGCAGAATCATCACCCTCCCCAACGTCCAACAGGGAGGTTTATTTGTGATTCCAATTGATCGCATATCGGTGAGTGACTTCAACGAGAAAACGTTGGAGGGAGTGTTAGCCGAGAAAACGCAACATCGGGTGCAGTGGCTCAACAAGCACTCAGAGAAGATTCTTACCGAGAACGAGTCGAACACAGCGCTAATCGGCACGAACCTGCCCTGGAGCAAGACGCACGGCAAAGTCTGCTTGCAGGAGGGCGCTGTCAGCACTTGGATAGGAATCGACGGGCACAAGAAATCTAGCGTGCTGAACCAGGTCGCTGTCTTCGCTGCGAGAGACCAAGTGGTCGGGATCGCCAGTTTTGAAATGGACGTTCGTGCTCTCGGTCAGCTGATGGTACAGCAGGCCTACGGTGCGAAAAGCCCAACCCGCGACCTCGTGCAACGTTTCTTGGATTGGAGCCGTGACCGAATCCTGTGTTACGACCATGTCGGCACGGTGAAGGTGATCGAGGTCTACGCCCTGATCGTCAAGATGGCCCGAGACTACGGCGCTAAGTTTATTGTGATCGATTGCCTCCAGATGATATCTGGGGTGTGCGGTGACAACGAGCAGGAGCGCGCCCTGATGTCAATGCTCGTGCAATTGGCAAAGGGCTTCAACATCCACATCGCGCTCGTACACCACGCCAGGAAGCCCGACAAAGGCGGTGACGAGTACATGCCCACGCGCTTCGATGCTCTGGGCTCCACGTCGATATCACAACTCAGCAGCATCCTGGCTATCGTCTGGTCTGACAAGAAAAAACAGCGTCTGCTCGATCAGCAGGAAGTCGGAATCGAACTCACCGCGGAGGATGAGGAATACCTGAACCGGCCTGATACGCGGATTGTCGTGGCGAAGAACCGGCACATACCGTTCGAGGGCACCATAGCCCTATGGCAGCACGAAAGCCGCCAGTTCACGCCTAAGCCCGGCAGGGACTCGATGAGCATCTGATGGACGCTGAGCACTGGTCAATATCAACGCCTAAGCAGCTGCCATCGCTGAACCAAGCGATTGAGAAGGCGCTGTCTGAGAAGGGTGCCGTGGTCGTGCAGATATGGGACGGGCGAAGGCGCAGTGACGGGCAGAACAAGCTGCAACACGCCATGTACCGGGAGATCGGTAAGCAGCTGTACGGCGGTGATTGGAAGTTAGCCAAGCGCGAATGCAAGTTGACCATCGGGGTGCCCATCCTGCGCCAGGAGTCAGAGCAGTTCAAAGCCCTGTACGACAAGGTCATCGGCACTGGCAGGAACGCTAAGGTCGATCACGAGACCAAACTGGACCTGATGGAGGTCATCGATGTCAGCAGCGCGCTCAGTGTTTCTGGCGCAAACGAGTACATCGAGACCATATACAGCACGTATGCGGAGAAGTTCAGTTGGTCGAACTTTATTGAACGCAGCACTAAGGAACTCACGCGATCATGAAAATTACTATTGAGATCGACGATACGGAAATCGAAGAACTGCGTGACGTTATCGAATCATGGATAGAGCGAATCGAAGATGCCCTCGAAAAAGCGCAGTACAAAGACCACAGCAAAGATCATTGATGATTGCGCTGTGCTCATGCAGAAGCTAGTCAGGCTGAAGGCTGCCGACCACAACGGTTTCTGTAAATGCGTGACGTGCGGGAAGGTTAAGCACTGGTCCGAAATGCAGGGAGCCCACTTCATAGAGCGTGGGAAACTCGGCACAAAAATCATGGAAGAGAACATTCACCCGAGTTGCCAGTGGTGCAACATGATTGGCGACAAGCATGTCCGGTGGGTGAAGGAGGCATACAGTATGTATATGCGCGATATGTACGGCGAAGAGTTCGTGAAGGAAATGCTGCAACAGAGCAAGCAGGTCAAGAAGTACGGCAAGCAGGAGGCGTTGGACATGCTTTACGACCTGAAGGCCAGGGTCAAGGAGCAGGAAGAGAAACTGAACTCGCTGCGGCCGACCAATGAAGAAGACTATTGACGAACACACGACGCAAAGGAAGTGCAATGAAAATTATGCTTGATGTCAGCCCTAAGAGGCTGAAAGAAAAGTCAAAACAGTTTGATTATGAGTTTTGGCAGTTGCGAACACCGCTAACTGGCAACGCTATCGGTCACGCGCCTTATGGACTTGATAACGGTTGTTTCAAGCGTTTCCACCAAAAGACTTGGGAGCGGATGGTGGAGGAAACAGAAACTATCAAAATGGCGAAGTTCATCTGCTTGCCCGACATCGTAGGGAACGCACAGAGGACAATGGAATTGTTCTATGAGTTTGAGCTTATGACTAACGGGCTGCCAAGAGCCTTAGTTCTCCAAGACGGTATCAATGATGTGACGATCCCGTGGCGTAAAATATCAGCGGTATTTGTTGGCGGCTCTGACGCTTTCAAGATTAGTCCAGAGGCCATACAGACTTGCAAGGCTGCGAAAATGCTTGGGAAGTGGGTTCATGTTGGTCGAGTGAACACTGTTGAAAGAATGCAAAATTGGAGAGGTTTAGCCGACTCCATAGATGGATCAGGGATCAGTAAATACGATCATATGCTGAAACAGGTGGTGGCTTTTGTTAAGGGCGAACATGTTTTAGACAAAAATATGAATATCTTTGATGAATCGCCCGACGTGCTTAACAGCCTGCCAATGGTCTAATGATCGCGACAGAAAACGTGCGTGTTACAGAAATCTTTTACTCCCTACAAGGTGAGGGAAAGACAGCAGGTATGCCAACTGTTTTTGTGCGGCTAACTGGTTGCCCATTACGTTGTCAGTATTGTGATACCGAGTATGCGTTTTCTGGAGGGCAGACCGTCACATTTGATTCTATCCTTGCAGAGGTCAGACGCCATCAATGCCCGTTGGTGACCATTACAGGCGGTGAACCCCTCGCGCAACCAAATTGTCTGGGCTTGATGCGGTTGCTGTGCGATGAAGGCTTTGATGTGTCTATTGAAACCAGTGGCGCTTTGTCGATTGCCAATTGTGATCCTCGCGTTTCCGTTGTACTTGATCTCAAAACACCTGGTTCCGGTGAAGTAAATCGCAACGATTGGAATAACTTGGATGCCCTATCCAAGAAGGATCAGATTAAATTCGTCATATGCGATGAACGCGATTATGCCTGGGCCAAAGCGAAAATGCTTGAGGGTAACTTGCTAGACCGGGCAGGGGAAATATTGTTGTCTCCTTCTTTTGGACAACAGTGCGCACAAGATTTAGCGCAATGGATTTTGCGGGATCGTTTGCCGGTTAGGATGCAATTGCAGCTTCACAAGCAAATATGG